CATCCAGGACGAAGACGAAAAAATCATCAGCGGTCCGTTGATGTTGGCCGATTCACCGATATATCGAAGTGATGATCGTGGCGAATATTACGTGACATTTACAAAGGACACAATCAAACAAATTGCACAAAAGTTTTTCCGGAAGGGATATCAAAACAATGTCAATTTGATGCATGATGACGGTCAGATGTTGACCGGGTTGACAATGTTTGAATCATTCATCACCGATGAAAAGCGTGGCATCAAACCGATGGCGGCGTTTGCAGACGTGCCGGATGGCAGTTGGTTCGGATCGTTCAAGGTTGACAATGACGGTGCATGGAATATGATCAAAGATGGCAAGGTCAAAGGATTCAGCATTGAAGGTGTTTTCAATTATCGCAGACAGGAAAACATTGATGAAAAGTCCGAAAAATTGTGGTCACAAATTTTGGAAATATTGAAAAAAGTTGATTAAATTCATGCACAGCATAGGACAGTCATAGAGTTTAAAATGGTTTAATCGTACGGCCCGGATTTCAATTCGGGCCTTTTTTATTTTGCCGATACGTCAACGGGGTACTATTTAAAATTAAAATTAATTTATGACGCCAATTGAAGTATTGGGCAAGATCAAAGCAATGTTCCAGGAAGCCGGCGAATTGCCAAACGCAGTTCCATCGGTTCAGCCGGTTACATTAGCGGATGAATATGTCCTAAAAAACGGCACGAAAGTGTTGATCGACAAGTTGGAAATCGGCGGCAAGGTTACCATCAAAGATGAATCAGGCGTTGAACAACCGGCACCGGAAGGGGAGCATGAGTTGATCGACGGGACTAAAATCTACGTTGATTCATTGGGAGTGATCACAGGCATTGAATTGCCGGAAGTCGCACCGGAAATCGAGCCATCAGAATCGGCACCGATTGTTGAAGTCGAAGCAATGAAAAAGAAGATTGAAGAAATGCAAAGCGAATTGGAAAACATGAAATCCAAATTTGCAGCGCAGGAAGATCAAGCAAAACAAGCGGATCAAAAGTTTGCAAAGGCAATCAGCGATTTGACCGATGTTGTTGTTGGTTTGTGTCAAACACCGGCAGTTGATCCGGAGCCACAGCCAAACGCATTTCACGTTCACGTTGAAAAGAAAGCCGACAAGGTTAGCAGGTTTTTGGAATTTGCAAAAGGTTACACAAAAAATTAATAAACAAATAAAAAGCAAAAGACATGGCATTTAATGTATCAGCGCTTTCAGCATACACCAAAGAGAATGAAAAAGAATTAGTGTTTTCATCGGTGTTGGGAAGCAAAACAGCGGATTTGATCAAAGCACAGGGCAACGTTTTATTGGGCGTTAAGTCAAGCGAAAAAATTGGAATCATGGACACCGACGCATTTTTCCAGGATGGTTCATCTTGCGGATTCAATGCATCAGGTACAACCACATTCACACAGCGTTCATGCACCGTTGGTAAAATCAAGGTAAATGAAGCATTGTGTATGAAGGACCTTGAATCAAAGTATTTGCAAAAAGCATTACCGGAAGGTTCAAGATATACCGAAATGATTTTCGCCGAAGATTATAGCAATCGTAAAGCGCAGAAAATCGCATCACAATTGGAAACAGCGTTGTGGACCGGTGATTTGACAAGTGCAAACGGCAATCTTAACAAATTTGATGGCCTTATCACCTTGATCACAGCAGCAGGCGGATCAGTTGTAAACGCAAACACCGTTGCAAATCACGGATCAGTTGAAACATCGATCACATCGGCGAACGTTGTTGCGATCATGGATTCAGTTTACAAAGCAATTCCGGCGGCGGTTGTTGCAGCGGATGACATCAGAATTTTCGTCGGTATGGACGTATTCAGATTGTACACCATTGCATTGAAAAACGCAAATCTTTTCCATTATCAAGTTAATGAGAAAGCAGACAGCGAATTTTTCCTACCAGGTACAAGCGTGAAAGTTGTTGCAGTTCAAGGTTTGAACGGTACAAGCAAAATCGTTGCAGCAAGAATCAGCAACCTATTCATCGGTACCGATATGCTTAATGAAGAAGAAAGATTCGAAATCTTCTTTGCAAAAGAAGCAGATCAAATCAGATACGTTGCTGAATTCAAAATGGGTGTTCAGTTTGCGTTCCCGGATGAGATCGTGAAGTTCTTTGTTTAACAATATCAGGGGATCGGGCAACCGGTCCCCAATAATATAAAAAAATAAAAATATGCCGTGTAATTTAACACAGGGGATGACCTTAGATTGTCGCGATAGCATCGGCGGTGTCAAAGCCGTTTGGTTCATACCACATGCAGCGGTTACAGCCGTGACCGAAGCATCGGGCGTGGTTACAGCCATCACCGACACAGCGACATGGTACAAATACAATTTGGTAAAGCAAACAGCATCATTGACCGAAACAATCAACGCATCAGTTGAAAACGGAACGGTTCAATATGCACCGGAATTGTCAATCATCATCAACAAGTTGCAAGCCAACGTAAGAAATGAAATTTTGTTGTTAGCACAAAATTCATTGATGGCAATTGTCCAGGATCAAAACAGCAAATATTGGTTGTTGGGCAAGCAAAACGGCGTTGATTTGTCAGGCGGTAATGCCGCAACAGGTACAGCCGCAACCGATCGTTCGGGGTACACGTTGACATTTAGTGGTTCGGAGCCGGCATTGGCACCGGAAGTGCAGGCATCAGTTGTCGCAGGATTGTAAAATAAATGTCCAATATTCATGCAGTTGAAGGCCGTCCAGGAATGGGCGGTTTTCTTTTTTTGGGCAAAATGGTCGTTTGGACTATTTATCAACAAGATGATACATTTGACCAAAGGTGAAACAAACACGGTTGTGTTGACGTTGACGGAAAATGAAACGTTGACAACACCGAATTATTTGTTCCGATTTGTCAATAGGACAACAGGTGTCGAAGTTGTTTTCGTTAAAACAAACGCATCAGATGTCAGTTCCTACAAATACAGGTTCAATCAATTCAGCATTGTGACATCATCATATTTCAGCAATCAGCCATCAGGTGAGTGGTTGTATTACGTTTATGAGCAAGCAAGCACAACAAATCGAGATTATACAAAGGCGACAGGATTGTTGGAACAGGGCATCATGAGATTGAACGAATCAGATGCATTTGAATACACACAACATGAGCCTGAAAATACATATATTACACGATGATGGATAATATTTTAATTTTAAATTTCCAGGAAGCAAAGCAGCCGGAATACAAGGAAAAAAAAGGTGTCACCGGTGGATATGTCGAATTTGGTGACAAAAACGATTATCCGCAATATTTGTTGGAATTATACAACAAGTCGGCCAAACACAATGCCATTATCAAAGGCAAGGTGAACTATATCATCGGCAATGGATGGACCGTTCCGGAAAGCGATGCGATTGCCAATGATTTTATCAAGCAACCGAATCCATACGAATCATTGGATGATTTGACGCGTAAAGTATCAACCGACATTGAAGTGTTTGGCGGTGCATATTTGGAAATTATTTGGTCAATGGTTGGCGGTCAGTTGTCAAGCGTGTCACACATCGATTACACAAAGATCAGGGCCAACAAAGACAATACACAATTTTGGTACAAAAACAATTGGCAGGATCGTAAAGAGCCGGCCGTTATTATCAATAAATTCAATGACAAATTAAGGCAAGGCCGTCAAATATTATATTTGAAGGAATACCGTCCAGGATTGGACACGTATGCATTGCCGGGATGGATGGGTGCATTGAATTACATCGAATCGGATATTGAGGTCAGCCGTCATGTGTTGGGTAATGCGCAGACAGGATTCAGCGCATCAAAGATGATCACATTGACAAATGGCGATCCAACACCGGATGAAAAGCGAAACATTGAACGTCGTTTCCATGATAGGTTCACCGGATCCGATGGAAAGAAAATTATTTTGTCATTTACGGATGATCCGAATAGGAAACCGATTGTCGATGATTTAGGGACATCAGATTTGACGAAAGAGAATTTCGGACAGGTTGATTTGTTGATCCAACAAAATTTGTTTGCAGGTCATCAGATCGTGTCACCGGTGTTGTTTGGTATCAAGACGGAAGGACAATTGGGCGGAGCAACCGAATTGCAAAACGCATATGAGATTTTTAAAAACACGTATGCAAATGACAAACAGCGTTTCATTGAATCAGCAATGAACATGTTGGCCAGGATCAAAGGTGCAACCGAAGAAATGCACATCGTTCCATTGGAGCCGATCAGTTTCCAATTGACCGAACAAACATTGGTGTCATTGGTACCAAAGGAATATTTGTTGGAAAAAGCCGGCATCGATTTATCAAAATATCAAAACACGAATCCGGAAACCGGCGTTGTTGTTCCAAATGAACAGGAATTGGCCGTTGTCAACGATTCGTTGCGCAATATGACGGGCAGACAATATCAGCAATTGATGCGTGTTGTTCGTCAATTCAGTCAAGGGAAAATAACAAAGGAACAGGCAACCGTGATGTTGAAATCCGGTTTGGGAATGAATGACCAGGAAATCAATGCCATGTTGGGCGTTGATGATGATCCGGAAACCGAAGATCAGGCGTTCAGCGATCAGGACATGGATTCGGTCATATCGGTGTTTGAGGAATACGGCGAAAT